CTCTACGTCGCCAGCACTTGGACTCTGCTATTACTAGACGTTATCCGCAATGGAGAAATACACAATCTCTGATGCATGCGCACTCTTGTGCAAGAACATGTTCACGTTTGGTTTCGTGATCAGTATCTTCCTCGCAGTTTCACGCTTCGAGAAGTACTGGACATTGACTACAAACCAAGACGTACTACTAGCTACACTTATCTTCGCTCCCATCTTTGAGGAGCTTGGTCGAAAGTGTATACGATTCTTTACATTCACCATCATTGCGTTCGAGACCGTTCGAGCGATTCTGATTGGAAGCATGGTCGTTGACCTGCTCGAAAGACCCTACCCGCATTACTCTGAGGACGGCCCGACCGTTATCGTGATCTACGCCAGTGTTATTGCCATGACCCTCCTACTCCGGCTCCCTGCCAACACATGTCACGTTCTTTGCCGTTCGTTGCCATACCATGTTGCCGTTGTAATCCACTGTTTATCAAACGCAACCATCACGCTCGTCTCGATCGTTTATGGTGCCACTATCCATGCCATGCTAGTCGAATGGGCCTCCCCAGGCCCTGTCGGTCAATTACGCATTGGTTATGAGGGCGGGGACTGCACTGCGCACGACTGGCGCACCGTACGTCTCCGTCTTACTGGTATGGCACTGTCGCCGACTGAGTATGCCTGCTGCATCACTGTAGCCGTGCTCGCGGGGTGGTTCGCAAACCGCTGTTGGATGACTGTCAAGTTGCTAACGATGTCATCTACGGCGGACGCAAAGTGGAATAGGAAGAACATGCGCAACACGCTATCCGGCTTAACGAACCCCACAGCCCGACCGATGAAGAACCATCCGCATGGTCTTCAGGCTGCAGAGCGAGGCGTTGCGCGAACCCTCATGAAATCCTTCTGTGCCGTCATGGGGCTCAACAAGTTTGAGTTCCAAATGTCGGCGCCGGAGATGGACCGAGGCGCTACAGGGAACCGAGTACCGATATGGCCTAAAGACCTAACCTCCGGCTTCAAAGTTGCCGCCCCTCTACCAAAAGACGTCATTTGCATGACCGATGTTGACTACTACCTTGACATGAACCAGTTCACTCTGGACCATGAACAGCCGATCTTGATGTCAACATACATGCTACAAGACATTGCGGTGGAGAGGAAAGGCTACATGCACACCTTCAACGAAGACGGGGAAATGCTTACCAAGATTTCCGGCGGGGGAACGTACCAACACAAGTTGTGGAACTACAACGTTGACACTATGTCAAACTTCGGTTTGTCCTGGTGGTCGACGTCCATGCTAAGCTTCACGTTTTGGTGGCCGACCCTTGTCTATGACATGAGGAATGTAGACTCCCTCCACAGACCCAGCGATAAAACGCTAACCTTGCTGACCCCTGGCTTCAGAACCACGGGGTTTGCAGCTCTCATCACCTGGCTGAATGTTGACATACAGCCGTTACTCCGACTTTCACCGGTTGGGATTGGCGGCTTCGTTGGCATCTTAGTCTTGGGCGACGCGGATGGCGCGGAGAATTACATCTCCTGTGCTCCCTGCGGTGCATTCTCCAGCTTTCGGTTGCCCGTGAGCTGCTTTGACGGCCTATCCTCAACGGCGCGCATGCAGAAGACCAAACTTAGCATTGCAGCAGTCGCCGCCGCCATCAAAGACACGACTGGTTCAGAACCAAAGCGAATTCTCGTCGCAGGCCTCACGGAGTACATCCGGAGTTTCAGTGCGCCGACGGAGACTGCAACGGACTACCAGGAGCGTCACATACATGCATACTCCCCTTGCCCTTATGATGAAGAGGCTGCCCTAGTGCTCGCGATCTTTCAGCCCTTAATTGATAGCGCGTACTCACCCAGGAACAGTAAGGCCAACGAAAAGGCTTCTGTGGAGCACCGTGTTGCTAGACAGCACAGCGACAAGCCCGTAAATGATACCACCCTCAGGTGGATTAATGAGTTTGTTTCCGAGTTCGTCAAGGACTCCCCGACTCTTCGCCCAACGGACGAGGAAGACGTGTCCGCGCATCAGCCGCGGCCCATGCAACAGCAAATCTTTGAGTCTTTCCTAACGCTAACCAGCAAGACCCAAGACGTTATTATGACGTTCATGAAAGGAGAGGCCTACGCGAACTTGAAGCCCGCAAGGACTATCTCGACGCTCGACCCTGACACGAAGATACGCTGGAGCCAGTTCATGTACCCCCTTGGAGGTCTTCTGAAGACTTTCGGGTGGTACGCCTTTGGTAAAGTACCTCTGGACATCGCAGAGCACGTGACCGGTATCGCCCAGGTCGCAAGCGAGATGCACATGACAGACTATACCAGAATGGACGGCACCGTCTCCGAAACCCTAAGAGCACTAGAGCTAGCACTGATGCTGGCCTTGTTCCCGTCCGAGTACCACGCAGAAATCGTGGAACTAGCGAGCAAGAACCACCATTGCAAGGCCAAGGGCCGATTCGGAACGACGTATGAGACATTGTGGTCTCGTCTTTCCGGGTCGCCTGAGACTTCTTCCTTTAATACCATCTGTACCAAGTTCAACAACTTCGTAGCACGTCG